GGCCGCAGCACCTTTAAGCCCACTCGCCCATTGTTGGCCACGGCGGTGATAGGCGCGGCCCTGATCGGGTACGTGGTTCACAAGACCCCTGACGCCCGGCAACGACTCGAAAGCTTAGCGGCAATGGCACAGGACCTTGGCGACCTTTCCGACCGTGACGCTGACGTTGTCGCACAGGTACTCGCAAAACCGACCACACCACTACTGAAAGGAAATGCCCAATGAGTGATTCTCGCGAGCAAGACAAATTTGTGGTTCGTCTGCCCGAAGGCTTGCGCCCTGAGATCGCGGCAGTCGCCCGAGTGAATAATCGCAGCATGAATGGCGAGATTATTTCTCGTCTACAGCAGTCGCTCGCCTTCGAACAACTGGCACAACAGCAAGGCCAGTTGATTGCCCAATTACTGAAGCGCATCAGCGCCTTGGAGACTGAACCATGCTGATAGATGGTCAATTCATCGCTGTCAGTGAGGCCGAGTACGATAGCGCCCGAAAACAGGCCGAGCTACCCAGTGACTTTCACCTGGTGGAGGCCACCGCTCTACTACACCACGACACGGGGAATGGCATTGCGCGCATTCGCTTGCCATTAGGACTGGTGGTCGCCGCATTTGAAGATCCGCAGGGTCATCGCCGATACGGGGTGGTATCGCTACCGATGCCCCGCAATAAACCGTAATAATTTTAGCGGCTAAAACTACACTGCTTTGCTGATTCACAAGGGCGCTTCGGCGCCCTTTTCTTTTTCCTGTAAATCACCAATCAAATCGAAAACTGTTGTTTCTTGACATACATGAAAAAATACTTTCATGCAATTCACTGCCCCCAAGACCAACAGCACGAAAAATCAAATTACATAGAAACACCGCAAGAGTTTAGCTATACACAACCTATAGCGGCGGATCTGAACTAATAAACACTGAGCATGTAGCGGGCTAGCACATTGGCCATGATCTAACCGCGATTACATGAAACTATAAAATCATGCATGCGACTGGGAACTAATGGCATTTTGCAATGTCACACAAAACCCCACTCTACGCGGCTTCCCGGACGATTCAGGATGGCATAGCGTGAGCTTTGAGATGTGCCGACTAGTTCAAAAAGCCTCCAAAATACTATTTGACAATCTATTTTTTAAATTCGTAAAGTGCGCCGCAATTGATCCGCCCAGCATGGAGCCGTAGTAATGGACGAGCGCGTAATCATCAATACGAGAGATGTTTTAGAAGAAGTCGCCAAAGTAATAATGTCGTTAAGCGTGTCAGTCGGTGCTCGACCACTGAACGAGGAAGAAAGCGGCGGAGTAGTAGCGACCATGACTTGGAGTCATGGTCGCTTACTGGAATGTTCTAAAGAACTGGGAGAATTGTTTAATCAGGCGGGCAATGAACTAATTTGATCGAATAGCTGACGCTGCTGAGCAATAGGCATTTCACGGAGTCGGTCGAAAATTAACTGGTCGACCGACTGAGCAGATGGACGCAAAGGATGTGAATAGGTAAGGCTCATTACGAACGTATGCCCGCAGCGCGGGTTGAGACACTGGCAATACAGCTTCGCATATTCCAGATTCATGTTTTCACGCGAACCAATACGAGCCTTACCACCACAATCCCTACAAGTAATCCGCATTGCGCCCCTTCCCCAATGGTGTATGTACATACACTATTCTACGTGAAGCAACCTCAAACTGCTGCGCCTGCCTCTACTGGGTCACGCCATCCAATACGCCGATCGGCCCGCAGTGAGTCGTTTAACTGTTCGAATAATTGGCAGATCGGACGGATTTCATTGTTGGTGTAAACCCGATCGATCTTTTCGATGTCACCAAATCCACCGCTGTTCTCCGGGATAATCCCCGCCAGCGCCGGGTTCATCCGCCAGGCCGCAATGACGTCGTTACGGGTGATGTTTTTCACCTTCTCAAGCTCATCTTTCGCCTGGAAATCCCCCACGGGGATAATTTGAATCGCCTTTTCGGTACCGCCCGGAATGTTCACGAACATCGACCTGAAGTTACCCACACCCTTGCTTGCACTGATCTGCGCGCGCAGCTCGTTTTCGTCGTCTTCGGTCAAGTTCGGGTCGTTGGTGTAGAAGATATAACCCGCGTGGGCACCGTTGCTGTAATAGCGCCGGCGGAAAAGGGTTGCGGCCTCATTGAGCAACAATGCCTGCATGCCGCCCAGGTAATCGGGAATGCCGTAGACGTCCTGCTCCACGTCGTAATTCATCACATGCTCGACGTCTTCCTGGTCGAATTCCACTTCCTTGCCGTCCGGCAGCAACATGACAAAGCCGCCATCCACTTTTACGCGCATGTTGATCGCCGCCAGGTGTTCCATTTCCAGGACTTCGCCGAAAACGTTACGGTTCTTCAGGAAATAGGACTCTCCGAACACCATGAAATCCAGTCCTGCACGGCTCATAGTGCGGATGCTACACCCCGCCGAGGGAAAGAACTCACGCAACAGCAGGTTGCGCTTGAAACCAGGAATGGCGCCGTGGTGCGCGTTGGCGCGCAACAGCTTCGCCAGTCCTTGGCGTGACACCGGCGGCGTGTAAATACGGCCGTCGTGGCTGGCAAACGTGCCCAGGTACTGCCCGATGTTTTCGGTCAGCACCTGCTCGGGAGCGCCGAACGAAAAGGCCCGCGCTCGCCCGCGTGGTGGATTGACGGTTTGCTGGTTTCTTCGCTTGCCCATGTGTACCTGTTCCGCTGAGTGTGTAGGAGCTTCGGCGCTGCTTGTTGGTGTTGAGTGGTTCGTGGGCCAGCGCGTGCATGATTGCCCAGGCAATGTCCGCGTGGCCTGTCGCGTCAGTGCGGGAAGCGCTATAGGTGATCTGGCCGCTGCTGGTCGCACCGCGCTTGATGGTCAAGAAGGCCTGAGCGATGTCGTTCCAACCAGCGTCCCATTCGATTCGACTGCCTTGGATGGTGTCCTGGGCTTTCAGTACCAGGCTGTTTTTGGTTTCAAGGCTGTAGTGAATTGAGGTCGCACGCGGGTAGAAGTCGCGCACCAGGTCAAACACCCCGTAGCCGATACCGGTGGTATCGATGCCGATGTGCTGGACGTTGAAACGCTCCGTGAGCTTTTTGATTTGCGCTGCCTGGAAGGTGAACGAATGCCCACGCCAGCTGTGTTTTTCCAGTATCCGGAACTTGGCGCCAGGCTCTAACGGTGGAGCAAGGACAACACAGGTCGCGTCGTCTCGCGTTCGACTCGGGTCGTAGCCGATCCATACCGGACTGTTTCCGTAGGGTCGATCGTCCTCGGGTTCGAAGTCCGTCCACAACGACAGATCCGAGTAGCACCGCTCCAGATCGGCCAGTGCGAACACGCCTTGGGTGCTGTCGATGAATTTGCAGTAGAACAGTTGCTGAAACTTGTCCGCGTCGTACTCAAGCTGCAATTGCTCCAGATCGAACAGATCGCAGCCACCGGCGATTGCGTCCTCAATGGTGATGATCTTGCGCCACTGGCCATCGGGGCACAGCGCGCCGGCGGCTATTTCCTTTTCGCTTGGCCACGTATTCTTCGCGGCCTTGCGCTTGCTGTTGCGGAAAGTCTCACCAGTCCAGAACGGATAGGCCTGATGCGTTACTGCGCTCGGAGTAGAGAAATACGTCTTGCGCCACTTCTTATGGGTGCCCATAGCACTGGCAACAGTGCTGAGTTTTTCGAAGTCGCGAATCCAGAAATACTCGTCGATGTAGACGTGACCGTGGTGCCCCTGGGCAGTGCTGCTGTTGGTGCTGAGAAACCGCAGTTCGGCACCGTTGCTCAACACAATAGGATTGCCGGTCAGCTCCAGTCCGAACCACTGTTGGGCGAACTGGATGATGTAGCTACGGAAAATCTCGGATTGCGATCGGCTGGCCGACAAGAACATTTGATTGTCCCCGGTCAGCACCGCGTCCATGAACGCTTCGCCAGCGAAATAGTAGGTCAAACCTACTTGCCGACTCTTCAGAATGTTGCGGATCCGGCGTGTCAGCGGGTTCTGTTTGGCTTCAAACAATTCCTTTTGATAGCCGTACATCTTGCTGATGAACTTATCAAGGAAGTCGACTTCGGTTAGACCGGAAACGTCGTTCTTCACTTTCTTTTCGCGCTTCTTACCGCCTCTGTCGCCACGTTCCCGGCGCCTGTTTTGGCGATCACCCTGGTCGTGTGCGGCCGCCTCACTTGCGATCGCCGGCGCCGCTTTGTTGGACTGCTTCAACAGTCGATCGCGTACGGTGGTCAGTCGGTCCAGTTCGTCCAACTCACCTTTGGACAGCGTGGTCTGTTTCTCAAGGATCAACGTCAGACGCCGGCTGACCGCTGTCAGCGGTTCTTCATCCGAGAGCATCTCGTCCCAGCCGCCCTTGGCGATCCAGTAATAGACGATCCGGATATTCGGCAGCTTGAGCTGGGCCTGAATCTCTTTCGGCTTGCACCGACGCAAATAGAGACGTTTTGCGGCTTCTTTGACTTCGATTGAATAGAGCATGGGCCGCAGTCTATGCGGCGAAAACACTGAAAACGCGGTGTTAAATTCCGCAAACCTCCTAGATCGTGAAAATAGGAGAAAAGCAAAAGCAAAGCGTTTGTTTGGTGTTCGTCAGCTCCCTATCGTGGCGGCTCAAACCACCGATTGAGCGCAGAAACGCCAATGCCCCGTTCCCTTGTTTCTTTCTGGAAACGTGTCGCCACCAGCGGCACCACCGCTGATAACCGCGAGATTCTGCCCCAGGAACTGCGCGACATTGCCGAGACCTACAAGCCTTCTTTTTACACGGCAGTGATCTGGTGCGAACACGAACGTGGTTATGGATCCCATGGGACGGTCTACGCCGTGCGCCTGGTAGAAGACGACGAGGATCTGGAACCAGGCCAAGTCGCGCTGGAGGCCCAACTCAAGCCCAACGATCAATTGTTGTGGCTGAACGACCAGGGCCAGAAGCTGTTCACCAGCATCGAGATCACTCCTAACTTCCGTGGCAAAGGCAAAGCCTATTTGACCGGTCTGGCTGTGACCGACTCCCCTGCCAGCACTGGCACCCAAGAGCTGTATTTCTCCCGCAAAAAGGCCTCCCCCACCGTTTATTACAGCGCTGCCCTCCCGCTGGGTTCATTTGACGAATCTGAACCCAAGGGCGAGCTGCAAAAACTCCTTTCGATGTTCTCCGGACTGTTCAAACGCTTCGGCATCGAAGAACCCCCAGCAACCCCGAACCCCCAATCAGAGAGCCAAACCCCAATGGATGAAGCCCAAGCCAAAGCGCTGGCCGCACTGGTCGAACAGCTGTTGCTCGTCGCTGCCGGCATTCAAACCTTGATCGAGCCAGACACGGCTGAAGTTGAAGCAGACCAGGACCAAATCGACGCGGTCGGCACCTCCGTGCAGGACATTCTCGACACCGCTGAAGAAGAGCGCGAGTACTCCCGTCGCCGCAAGGGCGCGACCGGCAACCTGGCGTTGGCCAAGGCCGTAGCCAATCTGGACAAGAAATTCACCGCGCTACTGGATACGCCGAAGGGCCGCAATGTGCCGCGCACCACCGGCGCGACCCAAAGCCCGAAGCGGAGAACCTTGTAAATGGGCGCCTCTCTCAGCAGTCACGCCCAGGAACAGTTCGCGCTTCTACAGGACGACATGGCCGAGTCGTACAACGTCCATGACGTGTCTCGGCAGTTCGCGGTAGAACCGAGTATTGCCCAAGAGCTGAACGACAAAATCACCGAAAAATCCGACTTTCTCAGTCGCATCAACGTGGTTCCTGTCAATGAAATTAAGGGTCAAAAGGTCATGCTTGGCGTGACCGGCCCGGTGTCCAGCCGCACCAACACCAAAACCAAAGACCGCGAAGCCAAGGACTTCAGCGATGTGTCCGGCTTGGATTACGAGCTGTACCACACTGAATCCGACGTAGGTCTGCCATTCGCGAAGATCGACAGCTGGGCCAAGTTCCCGGACTTTGCAGAGCGTTACGGCGCGGCGGTCCAACGCCAGATCGCGCTGGATCGCATCATGATCGGCTGGCATGGCGTCGAAGCGGCGGCACAGACCGACCTCGCGGCTCATCCGATGCTGCAAGACGTCAACAAAGGCTGGCTGCAATTGGCCCGAGAGCAGATTCCTGCTCAGGTGCTGAAGGAAGGCAAGACCGCCGGGAAGATCACGCTCGGCGCCGGCGGCGACTACGCCAACCTTGACGCCCTGGTCCATGACGTCAAACAGATGATCGATCCGGTTTTCCGCGATGCTGGCGACCTGATCGCAATCATCGGCAGCGATCTGCTGGCCAATGACAAGGGCAAACTGTACGCCAAGCAAGGTGACACGCCGACCGAAAAAGAGCGTATCGAGAACGCTCAGGTGATCGACACCTACGGCGGTTTGCCGTCCTTCGTGATCCCTCACTTTCCATCCACCGGCGTCGTCGTCACCAGTTG